GGTCCCTTTCGAAAAAGGCCGAATTCCTCACGAAGTATTGCAACGTAAAACAGAATTCGTCCCTTGCTTGGCTTCCGGCACTCTCGGTCGAAAAAGCGTGCGGCGCGCCGTTACGGCTCGATGCGTTCCGAGATCACTATTGCGTAGTTGGCGTGGACTTGTCGCGCACAACGGATTTAACCGCCTGTGTTGCGGTCATCGAACACGGCGGCGAATTATATGTCTTCGCGCATTTTTGGATGCCGTCGGCGAAGCTCGAAGAAGCGATCGCGCGGGATGCCCTGCCGTATGACTTATACATCCAGCGCAGCTTCCTGTCCTTATCCGGCGACAACTTCGTCGATTATGAGGATTGCTACGCGTGGTGCCGGATGCTGGTTGAGAAATACAAGATATTACCCTTGCAGATAGGCTATGACCGTTATTCAAGCACGTATTTGATTTCGCAGTTGGAAGGCTACGGCTTCCATACGGACGATATCTTCCAAGGGTTCAACCTTACAAGCCCGATACGTGAATTTGACGGCCTTATCCGGGATGGCAAAATCCACATCGGCGACAACGATTTGTTAAAAGCGCACTTGCTCAACGCGGCCTTGAAACAGGACCCGGGAACCGAGCGCGTTAAATTGGTTAAGTTGGGACAAACTGACCACATAGATGGAACGGCGGCGTTATTGGACGCGATGACCGTTCGACAAAAGCATTGGCCCGAAATTGGCGGGCAACTCATGAACAATGGGAGGTAAAACCATTGAGCCTTTTAGACAAATTATTTGGTAAGGCCGTAAAAAGCGAGCCTCCGGCACGGGACGAAACCGTTTTCAAACTGTTGAACGGTTATCGGCCCGTTTTTCATTCTTGGGGCGGCGAGATTTACGAAACGGAACTCGTGCGGGCGGCCATCGATGCCAAGGCGCGGCACATCTCCAAACTTGACATCACCTATAACGGCACCGCTAAACCGTCGTTGCAGGCGAAACTAAAACTCGGCCCGAACGAGTGGCAGACATGGGGACAATTCCTGTATCGTGCGGAAACCCTGCTCGAGGTGCAAAATACCCTGCTGATTCTGCCCGTTATCGACAATAGCGGCGAAACGACGGGCATTTATGCCGTCTATCACAAAGACATCGAATTAGTCGAGTATAAGGGCGAACCGTGGGTCCGCGTGCGCTTCCATAACGGCCAGCGCGTGGCGATCGAGCTTCGGCGCGTCGGGATCATGACCCGGTACCAGTACAAAAACGATTTCTTCGGGGAATCCAACAGGGCGTTGCATCCAACAATGGAACTCGTTCACATGCAGACGGAAGGCATCGAAGAAGGCGTCAAATCAGCCGCCACGTTTCGTTTTATGGCGACGATGAACAACTTTGCCAGCGATGAGGATTTAGCGAAAGAACGGAAGCGTTTTTCCGAGCTGAACTTCCGCGCCGACGATGCGGGCGACTTCCTGTTGTGGCCGAACACCTATAAGGACATAAAGCAGATTGAAAGCAAACCTTTCGTCGTAGATGCCGAGCAAATGGCCCTTATAAACAAGAATGTCTATGACTATTTCGGCGTAAATGAGGACATCTTGCAGAACAAGGCCATTGGCGACAAATGGGCGGCATTCTACGAAGGCGCGATCGAACCTTTCGCAATCCAGTTTTCCGACGTGGTCACAAAGATGCTCTTTACCGAGCGCGAACGCCAGCTCGGGGCCTCGATCATGGCGACATCGAACCGCCTTCAGTACATGTCCACCAACGACAAATTAAATGTATCGGCGCAGATGGCCGACCGGGGATTGATGACACGTAACGAGATTCGGCAGATTTGGAACCTTGCGCCGTTACCTGCCGAGATTGGCGACACCCTGCCGATTCGCGGCGAATATTACAATTTGGGCGAGGACACCGCCGAACCCGCAACCGAAGAACAGGAGGCCAACAAAGATGCCTAAATGTGATAACAGAGAATACCGCGCAATGCCCGTAATGGGCGGCAAAGAAAACCGCGCGGAACAGTTAATCGACACGGACTTTTACGTCGAAGGATTCGCGACAACGTTTAATGACCCTTACTTACTTTGGCAGGATGGCGAATACAAATTTTTCGAGCAGGTCGACCGCAACGCCTTCGACAATGCCGATATGACGGACGTAATTTTCCAGCATAACCACGAAGGCAAGTGCTTTGCCCGGACGAAGATGCGTGCCGGAACTGCACCGACCTTAATTCTTGAGCCGCAGGAAAGCGGCCTTTTTATTGCCGCTGATCTCGGCATGATCGCCGAAGGGCGCGAGGAATACGCCGCCATAACGGGCGGCCTCGTTTATCAAATGTCGTTCGCATTCACCGTAGCCGAAGACGAAATCGTCGAACTTGGCGACGGCGAATATCTGCGGACCATTAAAGCCATCAAGAAGGTGTATGACGTTTCGAGCGTAGACATGCCCGCAAACCCGAACACCTCCATTGATACACAGACCCGAGCCGCGTTCGAGGGATTCATTGAGCGCAGGGCGCAGGAGTTGCGCAGGGCCGAAGAAGAAACCATCGCAAAACGTAAGTTGATTGCACTAATCAACCTTTAGGAGGAAAAGACATGGAATTTGATTTCTCCACGAAGGAAATGCAGGAACTCGAGGCAAGACGCGCCGAAATCGTCGAACAGGCGACCGAGGAACGCACCCTTGAAGAACTGAACGCCTTCAAGGCCGAGAAGACCGCCATTGACGAAGAAATCGCCAAGCGTCAGAAGGCCGAAGCAGAACGGCGCACCATCGCAGATGCGATTGCACACGACGCCGTCGAAACTGTCCCCGTAGCTGAAAAGAGAGAGGAAAACAAGATGGAAAACATCGAGATTAGAAACACTAAGGCGTATATCGACGCCTTCGCAAACTACGTCAAGACGGGCGATGACACCGAGTGCCGCGCCCTGCTGACCGACGGCGTTACCGGCGGCACCGTACCCGTGCCCGAATTCGTTACCGAAGTTATCGCCGAACGGCTCAAGGCATCCCCGATCCTGTCCCGCGTTCGCAGAATGAGCGTTCGCGGCAACGTAAAGGCATCCTTCGAGCTTTCCGCACCGATCGCGACCGCACACACCGAAGGTGGTACCGCCGTAGCGGAAGAAGCACTCACGCTGGGTATCGTCACCATGATCCCGAAGACCATAAAAAAGTGGGTGTCCTTCTCCGACGAAGTCGCCGACAATAGCGAAGAATTTCTCCGCTACATCTACGACGAAATTACCCGCGGCATCATCAAGGCAAGAGAAAAGGCCGTTATCGATGCCATCCTGAACGCACCGCAGACCGCAACCGCGACCGCGCCCGCAGTAGCGAAGACCGGCTCTGCCGCAGGTGCAATTACCGACCTTATCGATGCTCGCGCGCTTCTGTCGGATGCCGCCGAAGACATCGTCGTTATCGTTTCCCCGGCAGACTATGCCACGTATAAGAGCCTCCAGTTTAGCGCATACTACGGCGTCGACCCGTTCGATGGCCGCTTCGTCATTATCTCCAACTATGCCACCGTGCCAATCGTTGGCGACCTCGGCGGCGTAATCGAGAACCTGCCCAAGGGCGACGAAGTCGAATTCAAGTACGACGATACTTCCCTTATGACTTCCGACATGATTCGCCTGCTCGGTCGCCAGCCTGCCGCCATCGCGCTTGTTGGCAACATGTTCTTCGCGAAGGTTTCCGCTTAATCGGAGGCACGCGAATGAAAGTCGAGCTTTTGCGTAACACCAACGTGCGGTTTGCCGCAGGAGCGGTGCTGGATGTCCCCGACGAGGAAGGCGCACGGCTTATCGCTTTTAGGCTTGCCGCAAAAGTGGTCGAGAAGAAAGCCGAGGCCAAGACCCCGGCGAAAAAGAAAAAGGCTTAATTCCTCCAAGGATTGGGCAAGGCGGCCATCGTTTTTAGCTCCAAGCGATGGCCGCCATATTTTATGGAGCCAATCGAAGGCATCGGCGTTTTGCCGTTGTTGATGTGGCGAGGGCCGCACCTCCTTAAACGGCCCGCCACTTTAGATAGGAGAACGCAAGAATGCTAACCATTGTAAAAACGGCATTACGGATCGCGGGCGACGCGTTCGATGCTGAACTAGAAGATTTAATAGCGGCGTGTATCGAAGAAATGTCCGGCCTTAACGTCATTGTAGACACCGACGCGGAAGGCGTGCCGACATCTTCGCAGGTGCGCACCGCCATTATTGCGTATTGCAAGTGGCAGTTTGGCGACAACGACAACAAGGCCGATTTCGAGGCCATTTACCATACGAAACTTGCGCAGTTAAAGACCATGACTAATTACACCGATTGGGAGGTGTAGCCGATGGATAGGAGCATTGCTTTTTATCTCGTGTCGGACACGTACACCAAAGACGCGATTGGCCAGCAGGTCGCAATGCGCACGCGCCGGATGGTATATGGCCGCATCAACTCGGTTTCGCGGGCTGAATGGTCCGCGGCGGGGGAAGCTGGAATCAAACCCGAATATCAAATCACGATGTTTGGTCCCGATTACCAAGGCGAAAAGACGGTCGAAATGGACGTCAACGGCGAAACGCAGGTGTTCGGGATTTATAGGACGTACCAAACGACGTCCGATGATCTCGAACTCTACCTCGAATGGAAGGTAGGCGAAAGCAACGATGGCGAAAACATTGTCGGTCCTTGAATTTGAATCGGCGATCAATTCCATATTAGCCGAATACAAAGGGTTGGTGGACGAGGACGTCGAGCAGGTGACGAAAGCCGTTGGCAAACACACCGTGCAGAATGTCAAAGCGAATATTTCGTCTGCTGGCATTAAGGGCACCGGGGATTATAAAAAATCCATCTCCGTTCGAAACTCGAAAGATAACGCGCGGAACCTTCGCCAATCGGTCGTATATGCCAACGAACCGCATTACCGCTTGACGCACTTGCTTGAATACGGCCATGCAACCGTAAACGGCGGGCGCACAAGGGCGTTTTCGCATTGGGCCGAAGCCGACCGCCAAGCAATCGCAGAATTTGAAACACGCCTAAAGGAGGCAATCGAAAGAAAATGACATCCGAACAGATGCGCGCCCTTCTTGAAGGCGTAAACGGATTCGCCGACAAGGTCACCTATTGGGAATGGCCGATCGGTGAATCCCCTTCCCTGCCCTTCGTGTGCTTCTTTAGCAACGAGGACACAGAATTTGCGGCAGATAATATCAACTACTATGCGCGTCCGCGCTTCGCGGTGGAACTCTATTCCAAGTACCGCGACCGGGCGACGGAAGCGTTATTCGAAGCCGCATTCAAAGAAAACAATCTGTATTACACCAAAGAGGCCGAATACCTCGCCGACGAACGGTGTTGGGTGACGGTCTATACCATTTAGGAGGCCTAAAAATGGCAGAAAACAAAGTCCGTTTCGGTCTTAAAAACGTTCATTATGCCGTACTGACGGAAAGCACCGATGGCACCGCGAACACCTACGCAACCCCGGTTGCGGTTCCCGGCGCGGTATCGCTGACGATGGATTCCAACGCGAGCGAAGGTTCCTTCTATGCGGACAATATTACGTATTATAAGACCTTCTCCAACAACGGTTATACGGGCGAAATCGAATTTGCCCGCGTAAACGACGCAATGCTTGCCGATATTTTCGGTATGACCACAAGTCAGAACAATTTATTGGTCGAAAAAGCAGGCGTCCAGCCGAAACCGTTTGCCCTTCTCTTTCAGATCGAGGGCGACACGGAAGCCGAATTAAACGTCCTGTATCGTGTCGTTCCCACTTCCAAGCCTTCCGCGGGTTCCGAAACTGTCGCGGAAAGCATCGAACCGGGTACGCAGAGTTTCGAATTTGAGGCCCTGCCCGTCGCAACGGGTACGGAAGCCGAACTCGGCCTCGTAAGAGCGAGAACCAAGGACACGACCGAGGCGGGTGTCAAATCCGCGTGGTTCAATGCGGTTACCCTGCCCACGGCATAAAAAGCCAAATAATGCGGCGGCCCTTCGGGGTCGCCTTTTCTTTTCATAAGTAAGGAGCTATGCGAAATGAAAAAGACTATCACCTTTGAAGGTCGAGAAATGACCATCGAGAATAACGCATTATTGCCGCGCATCTATCGGCACACCTTCGGGCGCGATCTCATCGTCGATATGCAGAAGTTAACGGACGCATACAAGAAGAACCCCGACGAGATCAACACCGAAGTGCTGGAAAACCTCGCGTGGGTAATGCTCAAGGCGGGCGGCGAAGATGTGGGCGAATCTGTCGAAGAATGGCTCGGATCGCTGGAAGATACCTTCGCGATCTACGACATTATGGGCGACATCATCGAACTTTGGGCGTCGGGTCTTAAAACGACCGCGAAGCCTAAAAAAAAATAAAACCAACGACGCGCCAAGCAACGGGCGCGGTTTTTATGCTTCGGTGTGCCGAACTCGGTTTGTCGGATGATGCCTTGCACGGAATGACCGTCGGCATGGTCTACGACTTATTGACCGAGAAGGCAAACGACATGGAAGAATACCCCGTTATGGGCGATCAAGGCGACATAAAGAGGTTTTTTGGATAAATGGCGAACAACATTAAAGGCATAACGATTGAGATTGGCGGCGACACAACAGGTCTAGACAAGGCCTTAAAGGGCGTCAATTCCGAACTCACATCGACACAAAGAGAATTAAAAGAAGTCGACAAGGCGTTAAAGCTCGACCCGAAGAACACGGAGCTTTTGGAGCAGAAGCAACGCACCCTTGCAAAAGCGGTCGAAGCGACTTCGCAGAAGCTCAAGACCCTAAAGGACGCGCAGGCACAGGCGGCAGAACAACTCGAACGCGGAGAGATCGGGCAGAAACAGTATGACGCATTGACCCGCGAAATCGTCAAGACCGAGGCGGCCTTAAAAGAAGCGACAAAGGCATCGAACGACTTTAACGCATCAACGGCGACCCTTTCGGCAAGCCTTGACGGCGTTTCCACAAAGGCAAATAGCGTTGCGACCGCAACAAAGGGCCTTTCCACGGCGGCAGGCGGCCTGTTAGTCGCCCTCGGCGGTGCGGCGGTCAATTCGGCAAAGTATGCGGATAATCTCAACACCTTGAGCGCGCAGACGGGCATATCTGCCGAAGACCTGCAAAAGATGCAGTATGCCGCCGACCGGGTAGATGTAGACGTCGACACGATCGCGGGCGCGATGTCCAAGATGCGCCGTTCGATGGCGTCGGATTCTGCCGCGTCTGCGGAAGCGTTCGCGCGGATCGGCGTTTCCGTCCGGGATTCCTCGGGACAGTTGCGCGATTCGTCCACGGTCTTTTATGAGGTGTTGCAGGGTCTATCCAGCGTAGGGAACGAAACCGAGCGCGACGCCCTCGCAATGGACATCTTCGGCAGAAGTGCCGACCAGCTCGCCGGGATCGTTGATGACGGCGGCGCGGCCTTAAAGCAACTCGGGCAGGAAGCCGAGGACATGGGCCTAATACTGGACGAACAGACCCTCGGTTCCTTAAATGCGTTCAATGACCAGCTCGACCAGCTCAAGGCACAGGCAACCGCCGAGATCGTAAGTGCGGGCGCGTCTGCGCTGGAAGCGTTGTCCCCGGTGCTGAATATCATTATCGAGGCGGTCGGGAAGATTCTGTCGTTTATTGGCGACCTTGACCCGAAGTTGATAACGGCCATCGCAACCATTGCGGCCATCGTGGCGGCGATTTCCCCGGTTGCAAGCATAATTGGCACAATATCGGGCGCGATTGCAAAATTCTTGACCTACTTACCAGCAATCAAAGCCGCATTCGCGGCGGTGTCCGCATTTGTGGCGGCTAACCCGTTAGTTTTAATCGGTGTAGCCGTGGGGGCATTGGTGGCGGCCATCGTCACGCATTGGGACAAGATTAAACCCATTCTTGCGGAAGTATGGGAAAAGGTAAAGGATGTCGCAACCAAGGTTGCGGATGTTATCAAGGGCGCAATCGAGAAGGTGCAAGCGGCGTTCAATGCCGTAAAGGATTTCTTCGTCGGTATTTGGGAAACCATCAAGGAAGCCGCCAAGGAGAAAATAAACGCCATTATCGGTTTTATTGACAAGGGCATCGAGGCCATTAACAAATTCACGTCCAAGATTAACGAATCCGGCGTCGGCAAATTCTTCGGAATCAATATCGGCCAAATCTCCACCATTCCTGCCCTCGCAGGCGGTGGCGTACTGCAAAGCGGTTCGGCGTTGGTCGGAGAACGCGGCCCGGAACTGTTGACCATGCGCAACGGTGCGGCGGCGGTCCAGCCTTTGTCCACTACGACGAACACATATAACACCATCAACCAAACGAGCCGCCAGCCCGTCCAAATCAATTTGGTTCTTGACGGGATGGTCGCGGCGCGCGCCTTATACGATCCCCTGCGGGCGGTAAGTGGCCAGCGCGGCCCGTCGTTCGTTAAATAGGAGGCGAAACGATGTTCGCAAGCAATTTTACATTGATTATCGACGGCGTCGATTTCTCCGATTACATCCAGCAAGAAACAGACATCCAAGAAACGATGCGAAAGGTCATCGGCGAAGCGCAGGCCGACGCGGTAGATGGCACGACCATTCCTGACCTAATCAAAATTAAATGGGACCCGTCTTTCCTGCTCGCACCGATGCCCAAATCGAAAATGCAAACCCTTATAGCGTTAATGGAAAAAGAATCCGTCGCGCTGGAATATACGAGCGTTAAGACAACGGACATGGCGACGCGATCTATTACGGCGATACCAACCGCAATGCAAGTCAAATTCGCGACGCGGTGGAACGGCGAACACATCTACGACGCGACGCCGATTTCCTTCGAGGAGGTGTAACGGGTGAACTTCATTCAGTACGGCACTTCCTTTTTTCATGGGAATTCGGCGAGATACGGCACAGATGGTCTATTGATGAGCGGACGCGCGGAACAGGTCATCGCCTTATTTGGCAACGAGCTTGCCGCGGATTCCTTAACGTTCGTGGTCAATAGTAAATACTTGACCAGCCCTTCCGGCGGTTACGCGTTCTTGTTGGATGCCAATTTAAAACCCCTCAAGACGTCCGATGGTAAGTGGCTTTTGGTGCATGCGGTCTATCCCGATTGGCGAACCTTCACACCGGGCGCACCGCTCGACCTGTACAACCAGCATGGCGGGCAGATTATCGGGCGTTTCTACGTGCAGAACGTGCGGCAGGTGTCGCGAAAGTTTGTCGAATTCACATGCACCGATTGCGTGGGGATGATTGATGCCCTTGCGGATCATAACGGCGGCATCTACAACGGAACCCCGATCGGCGACATTATCGACGATATTATGTCGGGTTCCGGCATCGCGTACACCGTTACGCAGGAGGTGCGCGAGGTGGCAGCATACGGGCGTTTACCGCGTGACAACAGACGAACCAACCTCGGGCGCGTACTGGTTGCAACGGGCGCGACATTGACCGAAGACACCGCAGGCCGGATGGTCGTTTCGTACCTCGGCGCGGGCAACGTGCAGAACATCCCGCAGAGGGTAATTTATTTGAATACTGGTTCGGTCGAGTACAGACACCCGGCAACGGCGGTGCAGGTGACCGAGCATGCGTTCTACCAGCTCGCGGATGATGAGCAAAAGACCCTGTTTGACAATACGAGCGAGATTACCGGAACATCGACGCAATTGGTCGTATTCGGCGAACCCTGCTACGACCTCACTACAACGGGAACCCTTGCGATCGTAGAAAGCAACGAGAATTTCGCGATCGTAGAAGGCAACGGAACATTGGTCGGTACGGTCTACACGCACACCAAACGCGTTATCACCGAAAGCACGGGCGTTGATGCCGCCGAAAATGTTCTCACGCTGGAAGATAACGAGCTTGTAGGCATCCACAATTCCGATTATGTGGCAAAGCGGATGTCCAATTATTACAAACTCGCGATCGGCGTTCAGTTTGAGGCATACGACACAAATGGCGCACTTCAACCGGGCACGAAATTAAACCTTGTCGACCCGTTCGGCGTTTCCCGCGTTGGATGGCTTGAAAAGAAAACATTCAACCTCGGCAACAAAACCCGCGCGCAAATGGACATCGCCATTGATTGGCAACCCGGGCCGTGGGGGTCGAATATCGACCAAAGCGATCTTGTTCTTGAAAGCGGAACTTGGACGGTTCCCGCAGGGGTCGACACCTTAACCGTCGTACTCGGTAGCGCGGGCGAAGGCGGGCAAGCTGGATTCGATGGCACCCCGGGCGGTGATGGCGTTTTAGGTGGCGACACGACCGCGGGAGAAGGTGGCGAAGTTGGCGCAGGCGGGAACGCTGGCAAGGTGTTGCAAGTTTCAATCCCGGTCAACGAAGGCGACGTCGTAACGGTTAACATCGGCGCACCGGGCGCAGGTGGCGCAGAGAATGGCGCAGAGGGCAACGAAGGCGGCGCAACGACCATAACGGTTAATGGCGTCACCTACACGAGCGCAGATGGAACCATCCCCGAACGAGGCTTTACGAACCAGTTTACGGGCGACACATACGCATTACCAGCACCCGCAGGCGATTACAAAGGCGCGGCGGGCGGCGTCATCAATCTGCATCAATGGTGTGACGGCTCCGACCTTGTTGCGAGTGATGTTACCTACAAGGGCGGCAAAAACGGCACAACACACACTTGGTATTATTCCAACCCCGACTACAAATGGATTTGTGCAGGTGGTGGCGGTTCGGGTGCCGCGTATGGGAACAACGGCAACAACGGCGAAGACGGAACCGCAACCAGTAGCACACACACAGGCGGCAACGGTGCAAAAGGTGCCGACGCATTACCTTCCACATTCACCCCGCTATTAGGCGGCGGCGGTAAAGGCGGTAACGGTGGCGGTGGTGGTGGCGGCGGCGGTGCCGTAGATCGTCCGTCGGGTTCCACATCAACAAACTATACCCTCGGCAAAGGTGGCGCAGGCGGCAAAGGCTCCCGTGGTTGTGACGGTGGGCAAGGCTGGTGCCTGTTCCTATATCGGGCCGCATAAGGAGGTAACACAATGCCAAATATCAACATAGACGACGCGTACATCCTCGAAGAAACAGGCGCGCAGGTGGACAAAGTAACGGGCCTGTTCACGAAGGACGAGAACACGACGAGCGGCGAGAAGGCGTTCGCACAACTGAACATCGGCGCAAGCGGTGGAGGTGGCGGCGGGCGTAACCTGTTGGATAACCCCTTTTTCCGAGTGAACCAGCGGTATTTTTCAAGCAGTACGGCAAATGGGTTAACTGTTGACAGGTGGCGGCAACACAACTGCAATACGGCGGTGCTAGGTGCTGGCGGTTTGCGTATACGAAGCACAAACGGCGGCACGTTTTACGAGAATTGCCCATATGATGCTCTCCTAATCGGCAGTACAGTAACTATTTCTGTTATGTATGCGGACGGAACTGTTGATAGTGGGGCAGTTGTAATTCCGTCAAGCGGAACAGCATACACGGGTTCTTTTTCAAACGGGGCAAGGCTCGGTATCACAGTAACAGGAACAAGTATGATTGGCTTCCAATTCGAATTGCCTGCAAACGCAGATATAAGCGTTTATGCGTTCAAGTGGGAACTCGGCTCCGTATCCACCCTTGCGAACGATGCGCCGCCGAACTATGCGGAAGAATTGGCAAAGTGCAACTTTTACGACACGATGCTAAAAACATCTGCGCAGTATGGTTATTGTGGCTATGGTATTGCCGATAGCGCAACATCTGCAACCATTTTGATACCGTTACCGAACAATATGCGGGATGCGACACCGACAATTACCACAAGCGGAACAATCGCAGTAAAAGGCGGTACATCGGGAACGCACACAATAACGGGAATAACATTCAAACTGCGTGTAACTGGTGGCGTACTTGTGACCGTTGAAACAGCAGGCTTGACAACGGGCGAATTTTGCCTGTTGCAGTTAAACAACACCTCTTCGTATATAAACATATCCGCAGACCTATAACGGAGGAAACCGATATGCTACACTATCTGTTTTTTTCATTGTATAGCAACCCCGACATTTACAAGACGGCAAGACCGCACAGAAAAGGGCGGCTCGGCAGGTGGATTGACTACCTTGAGTGGCTCTATTTAGGACATAACTAACCCCACGGGCGGCGAGGTTTGGTCTGCTCCCAATGCCTGCGGGCGGGAATGACTTTGTAGCCGCCCTTATACACGAACCTATCACCCTATCAGCCGAACGGCAGAAAGGAAATAAAATGGCTTTTAACATCTTCGAGAAGACGTGGAACAACGAAGGCAAGGCAAGTTTCGCCGCCTACGAAAAGGAGGACGAGGACGAGGCTTACGGCCTGTTCCACCAAAAGTGCGCGACCAATCGCAAGGACAAGAACTGCCCGCGCTACCTCGTGACCCTGTCCACGGATGAGGGCGCACAGATGCAGAACGAGTACCGCGTAAAACCCGCAACAGAACCCGAAGCCGAATAAAGGAGGTGCCGTAGATGGCAGACATCACGCCGATCACTCGGCTTGAAGAATTTATCGTAGATGCCAAGGAAGGCACCACGCCCACGCAGAACGCCATCACGAGGGTTGAGATGTTCTTGGCGAAAATAGCCGGTGCAAATGTCGTAACGCCCTCGCCGATTACTCGCATTGAAACCTTCCTCGCATCGATCGCAGGCGAAACGGTGACCCTGCCGAAGCCGATAACAAGAGTGGAAACTTTCCTCGCCGCTATCGCAGGCGAAGATGTGGAAACGCCCACGCCCATTACGAGGGTGGAAATCTTCCTCGCAGAATGGGCAGAAGGCGGCGGCGGTTCCGTGGTCAAGACCATTACAGGCGAGGCACCCATCACCTTTGATGCACTCGCCGCAACGCTCGTATCGCTCACGCAAGACGGCAAGACAGTACAGGACGGCACACCCACGCCCGACAACCCTGTGGACATCGTGTGCAATAACGGCAAACTCAAAATGCGGCACAGAAGCGGTCTGCCGACAGGTTATAAACTGTTGGAGTATGTCGGTGGTAACGGGTCGCAATACATCATCACCGATGTTTATCTTGCCAGCACGGATGTGATTGAATGCGAGTATCGCAACTCGTCTACTACTGGATATGGTGCTGTTTATGGCGTATTTAAACTTGGTGAATCGTCGGCACTCTATGGTAATCAGACTTATTACGGATATGATGCCGCAAATGGCAAGGTGGACACAGAGGTGCGTGTGGACACCGGGTGGCATTCGTCACGGCACGACTTTGTTAACGGAACGCTCACGATAGACGATGCTACTGTTACCTTTACTCCGTGGTCATTCACCAATGGAACCAAGAACGCCGTTTTAAGCCGTTTCTACAACGGAAGTTACGGCTACAACTGGAAAGGTTACGTCCGCAAATTCAAGGTCACAAGGGGCAACGAAGTCATCTGCGACCTGCTACCCGCCAAGGACAGTAACGATGTTGCTGGTCTGTACGACCTTATAAGCGGCAGTTTCTACACGGCAACGGGCGGCACTCTGCTTGAGGGCAATGTCGTGGACGATTACGAACTCATCGTGGACGGCACTCCCGAAGTGCTTTCCCTTGGTACGCAGACCGCATCCGTACAGAACCTCTTCGCCGTTGGTGACTACACCGACACGCAGAACATCATCAGCGGAGCGGTGACAAGACGAGTCGGCATATATGTGATGACGGGCGAAGAAGATGGCAATGTTGTCAATGGAGCGTATCGTCCTGGACTTGCCTCGTATGGGGTGGCATTCCCAGCTAAGGTCGTATTGATAAGCTCACACTTCAAGTCTGAAGCCGCATCAACCACAACCACAAATATGACTAACGGGAGCATAAAATCCAATGTCTCTTCCGCAAACACGATGTACATAAAGAACACGGATTGCGCAGATGCGGCGGCCTATAAAGCGTGGCTTGCCGACCAGTACGCTTCTGGTACTCCCGTCATCGTCCTTTACCCCTTGGAAGAGGAAACCACAGAGAGCGTACATGGGCAGGCTCTGCACACTTCCAAAGGCACGAACACGATCTCCGTTATCAGCGAGGTTGACCTCGTTACCCTCACCGCAGAATACAAGGCTCCAAAGGAGGCGTAACCCGTGAGTGATGCTATCATCGTGGCACTCATAACAGGTGCCTTCTCTTTTCTCGGCGTGTATTTCTCCAACCGAAAGAACGCCGCAATTATCGAAGTGCGCCTCGTTAACCTCGAACGCAAGGTTGAGGCGCACAACCACCTCGTGGAACGGATGTATTCCGTAGAAGAAAAAATAACCGTTCTTGATGAAAAACTCAAAGTCGCGAATCATCGTATCGAAGATTTGGAGGCAAAACAATGAACCTATCGAAAAAGTGGCTCCGCGCGGCCCTTATACGCGCGATCAAGACCGTTGCACAGACGGCGGTGTCGATGCTCACCGTTGGACAGTATTTCGCCGATGTGGATTGGCTCGGCGTTCTGTCGATCTCGGCGGTAGCTGGCATCATTTCCATTCTTACCAGCATTGCGGGCCTTCCCGAGGTTGACGAATAATGGCTCGCCCGCTTCCGTGCCTGCATATGCCCGCCAAGGGTGACCCGTACTTCAACACGAAGGCATCCGGCGGGTATTCCCCGTGCGAGCTGGGCAACCCTGCCGCACGCGTAGAAGGCTTGAACGTGCTTCCGAATTGCGTTGGCTACGCGGTCGGCGCATTTAACGCCCTCGGCGACTACGGGTGCATTAAGTGGCTTGCGGCCCGTGGCAATGCCTGCGACTTCGTGAAGATCGCGCACGCGCAGGGCCTAGAGGTAACTCAAGAGCCAACACCCGGCGGCGTAATGGTTTGGAGCGGCGGCAAAGGTGGTTTCGGCCATGTCGCATTCGTAGAAGGCAAGGCGACCAATTCCCCCGGCTTCGTCTGCTCAGAATCCGAATACTACGGCAAGGCGTGGACCCTGTACACCCGCAAACCCGGCGCGGACGGTCAATGGCGCGATGGGTGCTATTGGATGGGCAAGTCGTACCGCTACGAAGGGTGCATCAAAAATCCGGCAATCAAGGAGGCCGACAAAGTGACATACGAAGAATTTTGCGCATTTATGGCGCGTTGGCTCGATGAGCTGAAAGACAAACCCGCGAGCGCGTGGGCGAAACCCTTTATCGAATTTTGCATCGCGAACGGTTTAATGGTCGGCGACGATGAAGAACATTCCTTCGAAACCTTCCGACCGCTCGACCCCGTAAAGCGCGAAGAAATGGCGGCCATCCTCACAACGATTTTTGACCGCCTCTAAATACTTGAAATTTCAACATCTATCGCGATTTGCGACTTTTTGCGACACTTCGCAAAGCCTATAAAATCAACCTTCCCCGGCTTTTTTGCCGGGGATTTTTTTATTTTTATGCGACAAAAACGGCTTTTGCACACGTTTTCCACTGTTCGCATCTCCTTTCAATCAATAAGGTGGTAACGCAATTATAGAACAAAAGCCGAGAAAAGCAAAACGGAATTACGGAAAATCCGAAAAAAACATTTGACAAACCGATTTAATAGGCGTAACATGTAGGCAAGATATGATTATATCGGCCGCACGCGACGGCCCGTTTACAGGAGGGATGAAAAAATGACAGACTTAAAGGCGATCAAGAAGAACCTGCAAAAGACCATAGGCGAGATTCGCGAAGACGGAAAGAAATTCCCAAAAGCGATGATGACAGGCCAGCAGATGGAGAAGCGCACCGCAACCGTTAATTGCGGCGGCGAGTTTGCAACAAAGGAAAAGTCGCTGGAACGTGCGGAAAAGGTAATGGCCGACAAAAGGTTCGCGGCCTTCTTGGAAGAATGCGGCGCATCTGCAAGGCTCGAACTTGTAGACCGTTTCGACGCATGGCAAATCCGCATCACCTATTAAGACAAAACAACCAAGCCGAGCCGGGCGGCAAATCCCGGCGGTATATGGATGGATGAAAAATGACATTCAAGGACGCATTCAAGGTCGTAAACGACTACAACAACGCCGCAAAGATTATCGGCAAAGAACCCGTTGCCCTTTATTTTCGGGACATGGGCGAAAAGGTCGAAGCGACTTCGTATGAGGAATTCGAAGAAGCGATCAACGACATTTATTTCGAAGATTGCGCGAAAGCGATTCTCGAAAGCGAAATCAAGATCAACGATGATTTTGTCATCGGATGGAAAAGCCGCGATTACGAAAGAACGTACTTTGTTACCGTTTCTGTGTATATCTCTTAAAGCAAGCATGGAGGACAAATAATGGCGAACATCTACAACCCCGAAACCGCCCGGGACAACCCGGGCACCCTCACCCGCTACCGTCCGGGGCACGAACTCGGCCTCGATGGCTTTTGGGTATCGACCCCGGCGACCGCGGAAGTCTTCTTCTTCGGATCGCTGGACGAGGTAAAAGCAAAGGCCGTTCGGCGGCTTCACATCATCGACCCGTTATGGGTACCAGTAAAGGAGGAACGATAAGGCATGGAAAAACTCACCTTAAAGGCGGCGCGCGTTAACGCTGGTTTAACGCAGGTCGAGGCCGCAAAGAAGATCGGCGTTTCGGATGCAACTTTGCTTAACTACGAAAAAGGCCGCGCATTCCCCGACGTCCGCGTGTTAAAACGCATCGAGGACGTTTACGGGGTGGAATACAAGAACATTATTTTTTTAGTCAATGAACCGATTTAATCGGTTTAGGAAAGGAGTTAAACCGATGAAACGTTACAAGCTGAACCGCGCAAGATTCGCGGAATTCTTACTCGAGGTTGGCACGATGGCCGGAACGGCGGCCCTGCTGGTATGGGTCGTGGTTACGTGGATCGCGACCGCGTAGGAGGTGGACGGGATGACAGAGAAGAAACCCGCCTTGTTGCTGGGCGACGAGGCCGTCGAACTGAAAATCAAGCCGAAAGCCTGCGTGCTATGCGGCAAACCGTACATCCCGACAGGCCCGGGCGCGAAATTCTGTCCGGCGTGCCGGAAGATGCCAAAGCCGAAACGCGATCGCTCGTTATTTGCGAAGCACGCGGAATTAGCCTTCGGGCCGGGCCCTTGGGCGACTTATAAGCCCGAACCCGTGCAGATTCCCGACGCATTCCAAATGGCCATTGATACGGCGCGGACGATCGCGCACGAAGTCGAAACGAAAGGCCTTCACATCGTGCAGGTCGGGTGGACGCTCGACAAGGGGTCGGAGTTTATCGGATTGGTTGTAGTTGTGCCGGAAACCTTTTACAAGATATTCGACGAACGACCCTTCGAGTATGTGCGGAACGATAAAAACATTCTGCTTCGTGGCCGCATCGATGGCGTGGAGGTGAATTCGTGGCTTCTTTAAGAAAAACGACAGGATGTGCGCGGACCATCGTTCGGTTCGTAAAGGTCAAGCAATACCCGACAATGTGGCACGCGTTCTATATGGTGCCGAATGTCGGCGGGATCGGGCATCACCCGGAAAAGGTGTCCGACGTTCACAAAATGGAATCCCGCGTCCCCTGCTTATGGCGGCGCGAACTGGTTGTAAAGAGATTGAGAAAGGAGAACTAAAAAACTATGGGAACTGTTGCACTTATCTTGGGAGCTTCCGGCACGGGCAAAAGCACGAGCCTTCGGAACTTCCGCAAAGGCGAAATCGGGGTGTTGAACGTGGCATCGAAGCGGCTTCCGTTCCGCGCAGAGCTGGACACCGCGAACACGTCCGATTATGAGGTCATCAAAAGCACGTTGATGAAGAACACCTTTCGGGCATACGCGATCGACGATAGCCAGTATTTAATGGCCTTCGAGAACATGGCGCGCGCCTACGAAAAAGGCTACGACAAATTCGTCCAAATGGCGGTGAACTTCCGCACGATGCTTGACGTCATCATCCGTGGCACCAACAACGACACGATCGTTTATCTGCTCCACCATCCCGAATTTGACGATTACGGCCATATGAAGGCCAAGACCGCAGGCAAGATGCTTGATACCAACCTTGGCGGAATCGAAGGAATGGTCCCGATTACGCTAATTGCGCAGACGGACGGCGAGCATTACACGTTCATTACAAACGGGATGCCACCTGCAAAAACCCCAATCGGCATGTTTGCCGATAAGGAAATCCCGAACGACTTAAAAGCCGTTGACGCGGCAATCCGGGAATACTGGAACTTAAAGCCTCTCACAGATAAGACCAAGGAGAAAAAGTAACATGGCAAACCTATTCGAAATCGATGCGGCAATTATGGCCGCGATGGATCGTTGCGTTGACCCGGAAACGGGCGAAATCGACGGCGAGGTTTACACCGAGCTGGAAGCGTTGCAGATGGAGCGCGACCGCAAAATCGAAAATATTGCTTGCTGGGTAAAGAACCTCAAGAGCGATGCCGACGAGCTGAAAGCCGAAGCGAAGGCGATGTCCGATCGCGCAAAGGCGAAGGAGCGGAAAGCGGAATCCCTCACAAAGTACCTCGCCGCCGTACTGGACGGGCAGAAATTCGAAACGGCACGCGCCGCGATCAACTGGCGCAAAGCAAAGGCCGTACGAATCGAATTCGGCACCGAGCTTCCCGAAGAATACATCCGGCGCAAGGTCACCGAGGAACCCGACAAGACCGCAATAAAAGCCGCGCTCGTGGCTGGTAAGAGCATCGAAGGATGCGAACTGGTAGAAACGAACAACATTTCGATTAAGTAAAGGAGGAACAACAATGCTCGCATTTGGGAACATCTACAAGAACGCCGAGGCGGTCACCTTTTCCGACCGTCCGAAACTGCCCGCAGGCGGCTATATCTGCGAAATTACGGGCGTAGAAGTGAAGGCCGATAAATATTACTTCAACGTGATCTACGACATCGCAGAGGGCGAATTTAAGGGCTTCTACGGGGACGATTGGAGCAAGGAACACCCGTTCGCGCATTCTTTCGTTCGCTCCTACAAGCAGACAGGCGACGAGAAGAAAGACCGAACCATTTTCGGCATGATGAAGGGATTTCTTGAGGCGGTGGACGCATCCAACGGAACCGCGTTCGCGATCAAGGCCGGTGACGGCTTCGACGAACAGGGCCTCGTACATAAGCGCATCGGCCTTGTAATCGGTTACGAGGAATACGAGAACGACCGCGGCGAAGTCAAGGAACGCACCCGCGTGAAGTCCATTCTCACGGTCGAGGCCATCAAGGAAGGCAAATTCAAGGTGCCCGAATTAACGAAGCTCGAACCCAAGGCGTCCGCGCCTGCATCCCCGGTGCCCGACTTCGTAGGCATCAACCCGGATGATGTGCCCTTCTAAAAATGGTCATCTTGGAGGATAGCCGCCAGCAGAAGGGAAAACACGAAATAAAGCACCGGGCGTTTGAGGCCCACGGCGACAAATTGACCCGGTGCGCCTTACCTTATGGGGACTATTGCCTTGCCCCTGCCGTATCGGTCGACACCAAAGCCAATATGCAGGAGATCGCGCAGAACATCGGCGGCACCAATGAGGAACACGCACGGTTCCGGCGCGAGCTGGTAAAGGCCAAGGACAACGGGTGCCATCTGTATATTCTCATCGAGAACGAAGACGGCATCCGCTCGGTCGATGATGTGGCGCGGTGGTGGAATCCACGGATTGCGGAATCACCCCGCGCCATTACCGGGGAACGGCTATGCAAGGCGATGCACACCATGCAAGAACGCTACGGATGCACGTTCGTGTTTTGCACTCCCGAACAGGCGGCGGGAATGATCTATCTAATATTGGAGCGTGGTATTTAATGGCCGAGAAAACGACATTCATCAAGATTGACCGAAATATCCTCGAATGGGGATGGTACAAGGATTCGAAAACAAAAGATGTATTCTTGCACCTTCTCTT